CGGGCCTGTGCCCATCATCAGGTTCGTCCTGGTGAGAACAGTTTGGAGAAAGCCTCCAAACGAGAGGCAAACTTCCTCTCCCTAGGCGATTCACCTAGGCTGACCCGCAAGCTGGGCCCAAATCTCAGAAGTTCTGAGATAAGTTCTGCTGACACAAATCCGTCAGCGTGTCGGTCAATTTTGACCTCCAAGTCCTTAAGCGACTTATACCTTGGATCTAAAGGTTCTTCAGCTAACTTTAGCCGACTAAAGACCCTATCGGCCTTTTTAACCCATGCATAAACGGATTTCCTATTAGTCTTAATAGGCTTTTCCAACATCTGTTGGAAAGCATCGACTCTTTCGAATCGTTCAACTAATTTTGTTAGTTGACAGAGTCCGAGTGACTCTGCATGCACTATCAGTGCATCAAAGGAATAAAATTGTTCCCAAGGAGCCTTTGTGACACCTTTCTTCTCCATATCGGCGAAGATCATCTTCGAAGTGAAGATTACATCCTTAGTTTCAAAGGTGTCACCTTCGGCAAATGGCCGGAGGGTTTTAATTGCCTCAACGGCAAATTCCCTCGCTTTCTTCGAGGCTTCGACACCATGTTGGTGTCGCTGGGCGAGTGCCCGGAGGTCCCATAGGACCTTACACTTGATTGAAAAATCAGGAATGTCCAGTACGGACAAAATATAGTTAATATATTTAAACCCCCATTCTGGGATTTCATTAGGCTCTAGACCTAAACCTCCGGCATTTGGCGGGAGAAACCAGGGAACCCTGATCTGAAGGAATTTCCTTCCATGTTCACGAACAAATAAGTTCATGTGGCACGCCAAGACGTGTTTCCTCAAAGAACCTTCGAGGTAATCCAATTGGGTGGATAACATTCGGCCTTTGCCAAATATACTCGCACGATTATCAGCATGCGCTCTGTTAACTTTTGTTAACAAACGACCCTTTATAGTGTCGACATAGACTAAATTTTTAGTCTCATCCCCAACAATGAGGATATGATCTTCGCATAAGAGGATCAATTTGGAGGAATCTCCATCTTTTTGTGACATCACAAAACCCAGGCTAATACTAACCTGCCTAGAAAGGCTTGCCCTTTCTTTACTATTGCGAATCGCAATTTTATCGTCGCCAACTACGACGAAATGGTCCAAGGACCCAAAACCCGGATCTTTCCAGGGTAGACCACTAAAAAGTGGTTTTTTACTCACGAAATAGGCGTGAGAAATATATTCAACTCATATATTCATGACCGTAAGTGTCATGTATGACATGGGTTCTCCCATGAAACTTCCACAACGATGGAAGTACTCGGATTCACCGAGTTCGGGAAATTCGTCCCGATTTACCACTAACTTCCGTGGTTGCCACAATAGCGGCAAAAACACCCGGAAAGGGTGATCAGCTGGTAGAAAACTAGCAAAAGAAGACCATATGGCCTCTATCATATCCAAAGGGATATAATCCGTTGCGGATTTATAGTCAGAATTCTGGCTAAACACATCACTTCCGATGTGTCTCTTTCCCCAAAATTTGAGGAAAGCCCACAATTTATTTGTGGTAGAGATACCAATTCGGCATCTACCGTCCCTCTCTAAGAGGGTCTGAACCATCTGTCTCATGGTTTTCTGGAGAATAATCATTCCAGTATGGCCCGCAGTGAGCGGGCGAACCTTAAATCCAGGTTCACCGAGTGAAAGCACTCGACACGGCAGACTAACTGTCGGTACAAACGTTATCGGTTGTTTCTTCCACCAAATGGGGAAGCGTCGCCCATCTGGCGATATCAGATGATTATCTGGTTTGGGAAAATAATGCCCAAATTCTAGCATTTCGCCAGAAGAGGCCAACAAAAGAAGTTGACCAATATTCGAACCGTAATAGTTCGACAAGTCGGGATTTTCCCGCCTTAACCCTCGCAAGCCAACGGTATCTACGGGATTACCATAGAAATAATCACAAGCATTTGTGACCAAGCGACCAGATTGGTCGCTGTATTTCTGACTTGACAGAATTATACTGCCATAGCAGTCGTACATGGTTTCTCCATGATGACAGGTCTGGCCTGTCCTACTATCCCATAAGGGAAAGAACCGATCCTTACGGAACGGAGACGTTCCTTCAATACAGAACGTTTGTACATCCACTAAGAATGTTGCTAGGAGT